CAAAAACATCAACTTCTACAGTTGATGTATCAATAGTCGTATCTGGAATTACATATATTTGTCTTTCATTTTTTTCAGGCACGAAGAAAGTTTTAGTTTTTTCTACACCTTCAACAATTGGTAAAGCGTCTGATTCTTCTGTAGTCTTAAAAACATATAAACCTGTTCCATCGTCAGATGCAAAGAAAGTTTCACGAGTTCTAAATGTATGAGTTACACCGTCGATGGAAGAAGTAAACTTTGTGCCTTTGACTAACTGTAATTTTGCAGGTCTACCTACTACACCAGCTAAGTTTACGTTTAAATTGACTGTTGCAGTAGCAGCTTTTCTTGATACTACTTCGTATCCTAATGTTTGTGCATGAGATACGACTGAACTTCTTAATTGTGCTGTACTCAAAAAAGCTTCATTTAATGAGAAGTTTGCAGTCAAAGCATTGATATGCGTATTATAAGCTAATACGTCTAGAACATTTGATATTCCCGAAGCTTCAAAGTCGTAATCTGAAAATTCACTTTTACTTTTAAAAAAGTTTTTTAAATTATTTTTTATTAGAGTAAAATCAAGATCAGACGATTTTATTTGTGCTGCCATTTATCTTAGCCTCGCTAAATTTAAGTCAAGTGTTACTGTTTCACCTACACTTAATACTTCAAACGTTACACTAATTCTTACAGTGTTTCGGTCAGGTAATAAGTTAACATCTACGTCAATCACTTGAGCTCTAGGTTCGTGTAAATCTACAGCTTCAAAAATATTATCTGCAATAATATCAGCTTCATCGCCGGTTTCTAACTCAAACAGAAAATCACTTAGGTCACCACCAAACGTGGTATCAAACGGTTTTTCATTTCTATTAGTCATAAGCAAATTCTTTACAGATTGCTTAACTGCGGCAATAGCTGTTTTCTTAAAAATATCTCCTGAAGGTTTTGCATTGAAAGTTAAATCAATGTCAGAATAATCAATACTTCGAGAGCCAACAATCGAAGTACCAAATATATTACCGTCTTCTATAGAAAATGCTTTTGCCATGTTTCTATTTATACCACTTCTACTAACTCATTAGTGCTTTGTACAAAGTTGTTAAATCGTGTTTCAATCACATTATTGTATGAAACTTTATAGTCACTATTAACTTCAGGCATTACCAAAATTATTTGTGCTGTTAACGATCCGTCAATGTTAAAAGTATCATAAGTAAGAATCATTTTTTCAAATTGCAAAGAATCTTTCCACCAAACTGCAAGATCAAAAGTTTTCTTTTTGTCAATTTTACCTTGTCTATTTCTTAACTCATATACTACACATCTTCCTTTTGACTTTAAATCGTTTATTCCACCCTCAGTAACTGTTTCACCCTTACCAGCTTTGTAAATACCTTCAGCCACAACTAAGCGATACTCATCATATTCGTCATCATCTATCATTATGGACTTCATAACTTGACCATGTAGGTATAAATTACGTGCAATTTTTATTCTATCTTCTAGTGCAGTGACATGGTCAAAGGTTATCGAATCGCCGTATCCACCTAAAAATTTTGCTATTGTTATACCTTGGTCGACTTCGGTTCTCGATGTTATGTCAGCTTGATTTTCAGGTTTATACTTTGGGTGTGGAACAAATTCTATTTCTGCATTGATAACACTACCAGAAAATCTTTGTGCTTCAGCTCCAACAATTTTACCTAACACACTTTTAGATCTTACACGTCTAGGTGTTGCTTCGTTAGATATGATTCTATCTACGCCCGGTGGCACACTATTAGTAAAAGTAGCTGATATAGTATTTTCACCTATAAGCGTACCAATAAAAGTTGTTTTCT